CAACCGGGACCGGGGTCAGCGGCACCGACGACGCACCGGCGAGCGAGCGGCCGAGGACATACTGCGGCGAGGGCCCACGCGCGTTCGGCGGGCCCGCATTGATCTCGGCTGCAAAGACCGGGACCCGGATGTCGCCCGGGACCTGGTTGAACGCGACCTGGGAGGCGGCCATCGGGTGTCAGCTCCAACGAAAAAGGCCGCCCGGTGAGGCGGCCTTGGGGATGGGGGAGGGCGGGAGAAGCGAAAGGGATCAGCGCCGGGCGCGGACGGGTGCGGCTTCGTCCGCAGCGGCCTCCGTGGTGGCGTCCGCGACCTCCACCGGCGGGTCCTCGGCAACGATGTCGCCCCGGCGCTCCATCAGCGCCCAGTGCGGGGTCCAGTCGAGCACCAGACCCTCGGCCGGCAGGTCGCGCCCGCGCTCGACGTCGGGGACCGAGGCCCCGGGAACGGCCGGCTTGATCAGCTTCTTCATGGTCAGCTTCCGAGAGGGACGACGAGCCCGGTCTGGGGCGGGTTCTGGCCCGGGCCGACGGGCGGCACGCCCGCGTTGAGCGGCTGCGGGGCGAGCGTTAGCCCGACGCTCGCGGGCCCGCCGCCGACCGCTCCCGCGGGAGATGCCGGGACGGGGTATTTCGAGGCGATCAGGACACAGGTCTGGTGACCGGACGATCCCTCTGGCAGGCCGGCGCAGATCGTGCGCAAAGGGTCGGGCAGGCGCGCGAACGGCCCGGTCGGGGCGTCCCAGATCGATGCCGGGGTGTCGTCACCGATCAACTCGACATGTGCGGTGAGCAGCCGAATCGCGAGCTTCTCGCCGACGTCATCGGCCGTGAAGCGCTCGCTCTCGTAGTGCGCGAGGCGACGTACGACGCTCCGGACAGCGCGTAGTTCGGGCGACAGGCTCGTACTGCCCGCGAGCGCCTTGCCGGCTGCGATCTCGAGGATGCGATCCTCGAGCGCGTCGAGGGTCGCCTCCATCTCCCGGTCGGTGATCGGGGTCGCGTAGCCGACGATCGCACCCGTCTCGTCGAACTCGACGGCGCGCAACGCCATCTCGAAGGTCAGACCGGACACTTCCTTGAAGGAGGGGCCGCCGTTCTGGCTGTCCCACGCCTCGCCCTTGGCCCCCTCGGTCGAGAGGATCACCACCGGCACCGGTTCACGGGCGGAGAAGTTGCCGATCCGGCTGTCGTAGATCGCATCGCCGCAGATCGCCGTGACGACGGGATCGGCGAGAAGCGCCTGATAAAGGGCGAGCCGTGCGGCGGTACGGGTCAGGCTCATGCGCCGGCTCGCAGTTTGATGACGAGGCGCTCGAAGCGCCCATCCGGGATCTGGCCGACGATGAAGGTCTCGCCGGTCTCGTCCCGCTTCAGGAGATCGCCCTCGCGAATCTCGCCGCGCAGGTTCGTTCTCACGACCGTGACGGTCGGTGAGGACGAGACCATCGGTCGGGTCATCTGGATCGAGACGTTGCGGTCGCGGCCCCGGATTTCGTCGGCGGCGCTCGTGAAGCGGCCGATGAAGTCGAAGGGGGCCCGGCTCGGGTCCGGCCCCGGACGGGCCGACCGATCACCGGGCGGCGTCGAGCGGGGGGAGAGCGTGAAGCTCTCCCCCCATTGGCGGTCGATCACGCCCGCCACGCGGGCGCGGCGGGCGGAAGACCGGGACATGCCGGCTTACGCGGCCACGCCGCGCTGCAGCGCCTGCGGCATCGTGCAGACGTAGAGCGGGTACGAGTACATCTCGATGTCCGCGTACATGTCGCGGTCGCGGTCCGGCACGATCCAGGAGTATTCGGCCTGGCCGAGGGTGTTGACGAACTCGAACTTCTCGCCCGGCGAGAGCGCGCGCTGGAAGATGCCGGCGCCGACCGGGAAGAACTTGCAGGTGTTCTGCGGCACCGCCACGGTCGAATTGTCGTCCGTGCCGCGGTAGTTGTGCCACGTGATGTTGCCGTACTTGAACGACGTCCAGGCCTTGCCGAAGTCGTTCTGGAGGGCGAGCGCCTGCATCGCGTAGCGATAGGTGTCGCGAACCTCCTTGAGCTTGGTGAAGGCGTCCCAGAAATTGTCATCGCACAGCGCGTGGACCGCCACGCCGGTGCCGCCGACGCCCTGGAGGCGCCGCATCACCTGCCGGTTGACCGCATTGCACTGGGCCAGGAAGTCGCCGTCCACCGCGACGGACGAGAAGTTGAACGAGAACGCCGCGTCCTGCGACTGTCCCATCTCCTGGTACCAGTCGGTGATGGTCGAGCCGTCGGCGTCCTGCACGAGGCCCTGGATCACGCCGAGCCGCATGTTCTCGTTCGTCAGGTCGAAATCCTGCTTGATCTTCATCTGACGGCGGGCGACCTCGCCCTGGAGCTGCTTGAGCTCGGTCTCGCCACCGAAGGCGCGGATGTCCTGAAGCTCGTCGGCATAGATCCGGGAGGCGTCCGCGAGCCGCACGGTGCGGAACGAGCGAGCGGTCCGCTTGTCGCCGCCCTTCTGGTTCGGCGGAGCGCCGCGCGGGCTGGTCTGGATCAGGGCCGGGGCGTTGGCACGCTCCTCGATCCAGACGTCGCGGGTCCGCACCGGGGTGTCGACGATGAGGCCGGGGATCGAACCGAGGAAGCCCGGGACGTAGCCGAACTTGTCGACGGCGGCGGTGAGCGAGACGGCGGAGAACGCATCGCCGCGGAACACGTCCATGGTGAGCATGGAGGGCAGCCCTTCAATAACAAAGGGCGCCGCTCGCGCGTGCGCCCGTGTGGGTAGGATCGGGGGTGAGGGGCGCGCCGGCCCGTGAGGCCGGCGGCGCGGATCAGCGAACCTTGATGCCGAGGCGGCGCAGCTGCTCGATGCCCTCGGCCTTCTGGGCCGCGGTGATGCCGGCCGGCCAGATCAGGTCGGCGCCACGGACCTCGGCCGGGCCGCTGGTGATCGCGGTGGTGCGCTTCTCGACCAGGGCGTCGGCGACGACCCGGTAGCCGGCGATGCCGGCGACGTTCTGCGAACCGTCGGTGGCCGAGAGGTTGAGCGGGACGTGGCGCCGGTCGCTCGTGTTGCTCTCGACGCCGACGGTGACCGAGAAGGCGTCACCGGCCACGAACGCGGTGCCGCCCGCGGTGATCGTGAACTTGACGCCCTTGGCGAAGGGCGTGCCGGCCGAGCCCTTGCCGATCTCCTTGCCGTTCGGGTCCTCGACCGTGAAGGTCGTCGCGCCGTTGAAGACGACCCGGTAGATGCCGTCGACCGCGGCCGGGAGGATCGGGGTCGTGCCGTCCATCGCGATGGTGCCGTTGCCGGTGTTGCCGGCATCGGCCGCGGTGGAGGCGGTCGCGTTGGCCCCGAGGGTGTAGGCGCCGAGCACCATGCCGGGCAGGAGCGCGGTGTTCACCGGCACCTTGACCACGTCGCGGGTCTGGAAGGGGCCCTCGCTCTCGCTGACGAGGAACGTCAGGGCCGCGGGGTTCTCGGTCTGGGTGTAGGCCATGGGTGAGGTGCTCCAGGAGAGGTGTCGGCGGGGCGGGCCTTAGCGGCCCGGGACGCGGGCACCCGCCGGCAGGCGGGCGTTGGCCGCGGCGGCGATGTCGGCCCAGTCAGCGGCGCCCTCCTGCTTCGCGCCGGTCTGTCCGGCCGGCGGAGCGTCGGCGTCGAGGTTGAGCTCGATCCGGCCGGCCATGCGGCTGTCGAGACTGGCCGGGCTCGGCGCAGCGGCCTTCGGGGCGGTGGCGAGCAGCCCGACAGCCGCTTCCGGCGCCTGGTCGGTGGCGAAGGCGAGATGGCTCGCCATTGCCTCGCGGCCCTTGGCTTCGTCGCTGCCCAGGATCGACTTGATCCGGGTCCGCTCGGCCGAGGCACCAGCCGCAGTGCCCTCGGCGAGGCCGGTGGCATGGCCCTCGGCGCGGGCGCGGGCCACCGCCGCGTCGAAGTCGGCCTGCGGCACGCCGGCGACGGGGCCGGCGGCCGGCAGCGCGGTCGCGGTCGGAATGCTGGTCGGGGTGGCGGCGGCACCGGCGGTGGCGAGGGCGGCGAGGGCGGTCGCGGTGGTGTGGGCGGACATGCTTGCTCCTGGAGGATTGCGCCCGGCAGGGCTCTTGTCGGTGGAGAGTTCGGCGAGCACCTCCTCGAAGGAGGCGAGCGCATCGACGAGGCCGGCGTCCAGCGCATCAGCGCCCATGAACGTGTCGGCTTCGGTCGCCCGGATCGCCTTCTCCGTCAGGCCCGGGCGCCCTGCGGCGACCGTCTGGACGAAGAGGGCGTAGAAGTCGTCGATCTCGCCCTGCAGGCGGTCACGCACGTCGGCCGGCAGCGCCTGGTAGGGGTTGGCGTCGACCTTGCGCGCACCGGCATGGATGAAGGTCGGCTTGATGCCCTCCTTCTTCAGGTATTCGGACAGGTCGAGGTGCATCATCACCACGCCGATCGAGCCCGAGATGCCGGTCGGGATCGAGACGATGCGGTTGGCGGCCGACGCGATGGCGTAGGCGGCGGACGCCGCCATGCCGTTGACGAGCGCGGTCACCGGCTTCTCGGCCGCGACCCGCCGGACCACCGCCGCCGCCTCGAAGGCGCCGACGGCTTCACCGCCGGGCGATTCGAGGTCGAGAAGGATGCTCTTCGTGCGCGGGTCGGCCGCGGCGGCGAGCATCTGGACCTTGAACCCCTCGTACGAGATCAGTCCGGACGAGGCGCCGATCCAGCCGCCGCGGTTCACCCACTCGCCGACGAGGGTGATGATCGCGACGCCCTCGGCCGTGCGGCGGAAGGGGAGCGGGCGGCGCGAGCCGTCCTCGGAGAGCGGCGTCTCGCCGTAGAAGCGCGAGGCCTGCGGCGTGTGCACCGTCAGCGTCCCATCCCCGCCGGCCTGGGCCGGGAAGAAGGTCGTCGACTTCTGCGCGGTGTGCTCGTCGGCGTCACCGGCGCGCATCTCCGGGCCACCGACCCGAGAGAGGATGAAGTTCGAGATCGTGTCGGCGGCGGGCGGCGTGAGCAGCAGCGGCCGGTTGAAGAACTGTCCGGCGATGCGGTGGTACTGCATGAAACCCTCGCGGGCGGGCTCTCAGCCCGCGGTGGCGCAGAAGCGCGGGGAGCGGCCCGAGATCTTGGCCTGGCAGAGACCCTGCTGGCGCAGCATCTCGGTCCGCAGCCGTTCGACGTTGGCGGGCGTGAACCAGACGTCCTCGTCCACGTCGCCGTTCTTGAAGCGGATGCGCTGCTCCTGCTGGCCGGAGATCAGCGTGTAGTAGGCGGTGGTCAGCGCGGCCGCCGCAGCGCAGGGGTCGGTCAGGTCGACCGTCGTGATGTCGGCCACCTACTGATCCTCCTGCACCGCGAGCTTGTCGGCGACCGGGTCGGGCGTCGGGGCCGGCCCGTTCTCGGGCAGGCCCATCGCCTGGCGCATGCGCATCTCCCGGGCGCGCTGCTTGTAGACGTCGTGGACATCGAGCCCGAGGTCGGCGCAGATCACCTCGTCGGTGAGCACGCCCATGTTGCGATAGGTCTCGTGCGCCTTGGCCGTCTTGAGGTTGTCGGCTTCGGGCTTGGGCGTCCCGACCCACTCGATGCGGCAGGCCGCCGTCCGCTTTTCCAGGAAGGCGTCGACCCCTCCCGGAAACGGCGTGTTGCCGGCCGCGATGTCCTCCTCGAGCCAGCACATGAAGTGCGGGGTCGAGAACGGAGCGACGATGTTCTTCCGGCGGTACTCGGTGATCTTGAAGATCTCGTTCACTGCCATGCGGACCGACGAGTAGGTGGCGCCGGTATAATCGCCTGTTCCGCTCTCGTAGGTCAGGCCGAGACAGCGCAGGATCTCGCGCAGGAGGAAGAGCGCCAGGTCCTTGAAGTCGGCCGCGTTCTGCGCGTTGGCGTGGAATTCGAGTTCCTGGCCCGGGAAGAGGTGCGCGAAACGCCCGTTCGTGCCGAGGTCGATCTGGGTGTTCTTGTACCACCCGTCGTTCATCGCCGCCCAGGCGTCGAAGACCGACATGCCCTCGCTCTGCATCCGGGCGTATTCCTGCGGGGTCATCAGACCCTTCAGGACTTCCTCGGTCGGCTCGTCCGACTTGATCGTGGCCGCGAACACGGCCTGGATCAGGTTCGCCGTGAGCTTTGCCTCGGTGAGTTGCTCGAACCGCCGGGCGGTCGCGAGCGCCGAGACCAGCGGCGAGATCCCGCGGTACTGCCCGGGCACGCCGTCGAAGACGTGGACGATCCGCGGCCGGCCGTAGCGGTCGCGCGCCTCGATTTCGATCTCCTGCTCGGCCCCGACCGGCGCGCCGCGGCGCCAGAACCAGTAGGAGATCGGCATCCAGTCGGCGTCCATCTGGACGCCCTGGACCAGCCGCGGATTGCTCGTGCGCTGCGACAGGCGATGGGCCGGGATCATCCGGACCTTCGTCCCGTAGGTCGCGCCGGGCCGGCGCTTCCAGGCGCATTCCGAGACGATTTCGCCCGGACCGAACCAGGAGCGGTATCCCGCCGCCTGCATCTGCCCGAAGGTGCGCCGCCCCTCGATGTCGCACTCGTAGGGGTTGTTCGCCCACAGGCCGAGGAACCGGCCCTCGACGCGCGCGGCCCAGTCCGTCGCCTCGTCCTCGGTCCAGCCGAGGGCTGCGGCGTCGGGCATCAGGCGCGGGCGCAGGCCCGCTCCGACGGTGTTCGCGACCGCCTGGTCGATCGCGCCCGTGATCCACCCGCTGTTGTGTGCAGTCCTAGTAAATCAATGACTTAGAGGTCGTTGTTGCAGCGTTGTCGCCCAACCCTCAGAAGCTGGCGACAAGGTTGGGGGTAGCGTCGCCCCGGATCAGTGTCCCATCGATCGTCGGCGGCAGCGCCAGAAGGTCGGCAGCCATCCCGTCGATCGCGTCCCGAAGCCGGTGGGTGCTTCGGCTCACACGATGCACATAGACCCGCATCGTCAGTTCCACGCGGGAATGCCCGAGTAGGGCAGCGACGTCCTGCGGAGGAAGCCCGCGATCAATCCACCGGCTCGCAGCGAAGTGTCTGAGAGCATGGAAGTGAAAAGGGTCCCTCTCTCTATAGAGACCGCACCTAGCTAGAAGTGGGCGCCAAAGCGCTTGATGGAAGCCAGAGATATCTATCGGCTTCGCTTCTGCCGTTGTGAAAACAAGGTTCAATTTGTTTTTCAGATAGAATTTGTCGAGCCAAGAACGCAGCATCAGCGCGATATGCACGGGCATTGGTACATCGCGAATGCTCGCCGGTGTCTTCGGCGCTTTTAACCCGTCGTGCCGAGAGAGGCTTCGTCGAACCAGGATCATTCTGTTCCCGAAGTCGATACAGTCCAGTGTCAGCCCCATGATCTCGCCAATTCGTAGTCCGCAGAATGCGGCGAGATGAACAAATATGTTTCCGTATTCTGCCGCTCTTTTATGCCCTTTGAATTTTCTTTCCTTTGCTCCATCGAGAAGTATTGCAACTTCTTCATTTGTAAACGTGGAGATTTCTTGTTTTTTAATGCCACGTAGTTCCTCAATTCCATCACTGACCGGCCGCGTATTTATGATCCCCCGCTTGTAAGCATAGTCTTGCACCATCTTGAAAATGCCGATCCTATGCCTTGCCGTCTGAGGCTTGACGCCGTCCTTGCGGCACAAATTTTGATATAGATCTTCGATAGTTCCCGATTTGATATCGCGGATATTCATATCTCCGATGTACGGGATGATGCTGCGGGAAAGCATTCGCTGCTGATTATACAGATGCGCTTTTCCGATGCGGCCATCTCGGGCCTTGTCCTCACAGTGGCGGAGATACATCTCGATCACAGCACGAACGGTCGTTGCCTGCGGAGCTGAAACGCGCTCGCCACGCAAGAGGATCGACGCAACTTCATCGCGGTATTTATCGGCATCCTTCCTTCTATCGAAGGTCTTCATCCGACGCTTTCCGTCATGGTCTTTATAGCAGACCACATAGGCGGACTTCTTCTCGCCCTTGTAGGTCCACTCTCGCTTTCTGACGCTTGCCATTCTTGGTCCCATGATGTTGAGCCCGGCGCGCGGTCACGGCCGGGCAGGGGGCTTCAGCCGGCCGCGGCTGCTCTGGCCTCGGCCGCCTCGAGGGCGGCCAGGGCTTCCCCGACGGTCTGGTCGGGCGAGGTGATGAAGGGGCGAGCCGCCTCCAGGAAGTCGGCCAAGCCCTGGTCTCGAACCGGGCGACGCTCCGGCGGTTTGCTCTGGCTGTAGGCCATGGCCTGCGCGATCGTGACGTTGCGGATCGGCAGGCGGTCGCGGTCGCGCTTGGTGCCGGTGGCGCCCGGCATGACGATGGCCTTCGGCAGGCTGAACCGGCGGAACAGTTCGCCTTGCTGCGGGTCGCTGGCGCGCTGCCGGCGCCGGCTCACGCCGTCGACGAGCTTCATCAGCGCCGAGTGGTGGAGGTCGGCGGACGCCGCCTCGATCTCGGCCGGATGAGCGGCCTTCAGCGCCTCGACGATCTCCCGCGTGGGAGAGCCGTCCCACTTGGTCTCCATGAAATCGACGATGCGATTGCGGAGGGCGGCGATTGCTTTACTTGCCATGGTGGCGGTACTCCCGGGCAAACCGGTTGAGCCAAGCACGAGCTGCCTTTATTTTTTGGTCAATGACTTCCTTGTCGACGAACGGCATGTGCGGGAACAGCAGCGCGGGGTCCGTCTCGTTCATCGCGAGAAGTTGGACCGCCTGTTGAAGGCGGAAGATCTCGTCCTTGTACCCGTCGATGACCTTCTTCTGCGCCCGCTCTTCCTTGGTGGCCGGCCTGCCGGGCTTGATCCGCTTGCCGCCCTCGGCGGGCGTCTCTCGGTGGTCGAGGTCGGCGATCACCTTCGCTTCGCCCGGCGACGGCTGGCGCCCGTTCTTCTTCAGGAAGCCGGTGTAGGCGGTGGGCCCGGTCTCGGCCTCCTGCTCTTCGGCGGCGGTGCGGAGCCGCTTCGCCTCCTGCTTCCGGCGGCGCATCTCCTCGATGCGCGCCGGCTCGGGCAGGGCGACGATGGCCGCCTGATCCTCGGGAGCGGCCCGGGCGATCTCCGCCGCGGCCGAGATGGACACCTTGCCGGCGTCCATCGCCTCGACGAGCTTCGGAACGCCGAACTGGACGACGTTGCTTGCGCGGTCGAGCTGCCGGCCGCTGTCGAAGCCGGCGCGCTGGGCCGCGATGTCCCGCGTCTTGCCGGCCGGAAATGGTGGACGGTCGTCCACCATTTCTCCGGCGGCGGCATCGCCGGACAATGCGGGCCCGTCGTCCCTAATTTCTCGGGGCCGCCCGATCCGCGACCCGTGCTTGCGCTCCAGGTCGGCCCGCAACGCCTCCGCGATCGCAACGCGCTCGCTCGGGGTGAAGTCCTGCCGCACCTCGTTCTCGGCGTACTCGCCCGCGAGGATGGTGGGGACGTCGACGATGCGGATATCGATCGTCTCGAACCCGAGGATGTCCCGGCAGGCGCGAAGCCGGCGCTCGCCGAAGACGAGGCGCCGGTCCCATGTGACGCCTACGGGCTGCAACAGGCCGATCTTGAGGATGCTGTCGGCGAGGGCCTGGAGGTCGCCGAAGTCCTTCCGGTGTCGATCGCCAACAACGATGTCGACGATGGGGATGTTGGTGGTGCCCGCCTTGAGGCTGGGCCGGGGCTCGGGCAGCGGCGACGCCTCGCCGTCGTGCTGCTCCTGCCCGTCGTCGTGCTGATGTGCGTTCATGGTGCCTCCCGCCGGTCGCGTGACTGCGCGATAGGGGTAGCGCGCCGCCATTAGGGCCGGCGTAGATCGGTTGGAGGGGGCCCGGTCGGCCGCGCTGGCGGTCCGCCAGAACGGCAGCCGGGCCGGGTTGTCAGGCCAGGGGATCGGCCGGGGTGAAGGGCGGGCGGCCATAGGCCCGCTCATAGGCTTCGACGCTCGCGCCGAATTCCCGCATGGCCCGGCGGATGCGGCGCAGGCGCCAGGCATGGAGGATGATGGCGAGGGCGCTCATGTGCGCGCCGCCTTCACCGGCGGCGGGGCACCGGTGCGCCGATACCGCTCCGTGATGTCGAAGCTCGCCCGGGCGTCCTCAAGCTTGTGCTCGACGGCGAAGGCCAACTCGGCGGCGGCTCGGCGGGCGTCCTCGTCGAGCCCTATGCCCTCCAGGTTGAACAGGATGAGGCGCAGGGCCCGCGAGGTGTGGAAGGCGGCGTCAAGCTCGACGTCGAGATTCGAGGCGGCTTCCGTGAGGCTGCGGCTGCTCATGACCGTGCCCCCGCCTCAACAGCCTCGACGGCCTTCGACAACACCCCTTCCACGTCGCGGATGTGCGAGTAGACGAGCTGGACGATTTCGTGCGCCCCGGAACACAGGCGATGGGCGCGTGCTGGCTCGTCGTCCTCCTCCACGGAGTGAAGGAGGACCTGGACGCACTCCAGGATCTCAAGCGCCTGGATGGCGCTCGCCTGGGCGGCGGTCAGGGTGCTGGTATGGAGGGCGTCGGTCATGCCACGCACCCTCCGCGCATCGGAAAATCGACGTCCTCGAAGTCGTGGCCGTCCTCGGCGTCGGCGTCGACCTCAAGGTCGACGTCGGGCGTCAGCGCGTCGAGAAGTGCGAATTCCGCCTCGATGCGGGCCGCGATGGCGTCGCGCAGCGCGTGGATGCGGTGACGATCCGCGGCCACTTGGGCCGCGATCTCCGCCGGGCTCGTCTCGGCGAAGAAGAAGTCCAGGCCGGCTTGAAGGTTGTCGAGCGCCTGTTCCGGCGTCAGGCCAGAAGACACGAAGGTGCGTTCCGCGCGGATGACGCGGCGCATGGTGCTGCCTTGAGCAGCAAGGTGTAGGGAACCCATAGGGGTTAGCTCTCGCAAGTTAGAAAGCTGGCTTCTCAGGGCCAGGGCCTCCAGCCTTCTCAGGGGCTATCGACCACGCCAGCGAGCGGGCTGGCGCCGGGAGTCTGAGAACACGCTTGCGAGAACGTGCGCCACGGCCTTCACCCGAAGGCTGTTCTATCGCCGCAAGGTTGCCCTTGCGGTGCCGTGGCACTCCCGGCATAGTGAGCCGGTCGCGGCCCACGGCAAGGGCCGACGTCGCAGTTTGGCGCTACTTCGGCCGGCAAGCCGCAGCACACGCCACTCGCAAAGCTTGTGACGCAATCCCCGGCAAGGGATCGTCACGGGAGTTCTCAGGCTCCAACTCCAGTGATGACACGAACACCCGTCGCCCGGCAAGGCGGCGGGTTCGTCGTGTTTGCGCGACATGATGTGCCTGGGAAGCTACACGGTGGGGTAGCGCACACACAGACGCCGGTGGCATAGTCCGCGCCCTTGCGAGTCGCATCGGCGTGTTTCGTCGCTTCGCCTCGGTCTAGCGCGGCGTCGAGGTTTGCGGCTGATGCATCTGATCTACGTGGACGAGTCCGGTAACACTGGCAGCAAGCGCGACCCTTCGCAGCCCGTACACATGATAGCAGCGTTGATTGTCGAAGAAGCGATAATCCGGCCTCTAGAAGATGCCGTGGATCAGATTATGTTCAAGCACTTTGCAATATTGAAGTATGCGCCCGGTTTCGAGCTTCACGCTGCCGATCTTTTCAGCGGTAATGGCTATTTCAAGGGGATTGCGCCCGCCATACGGATCGCTGCCATCAACGATATATTTGACACTCTTCAAGCGCATGGCGCCGAGGTAATTACCTCGGCCGTCGATAAGATGCGAAATCCCTCGTCGAAGCATCCGCATCATCTGGCGTTTCTGTTCTTGGTTGAGCGAATAGAGGATCACCTGAAGCGCAAAAACGCGCTAGGTCTCATCGTCGCCGACGAAAATAAAGATGTTGAAGAAAAGCTTATTGAGGAGCTTCAGCAATACAAGAAGCAAAGCACGGGATGGGGGTATCGCCCAACTCAAATCAATCAAATCGTTGATTCGGTTCATTTTGTGCAATCTAAGCACAACAAGCTTATACAATGCGTCGATCTTGTGGCATACTTCGCCCTAAAGAACTACAGACAAGGATCCGATAGACTTCACCAATACGCAGCGCTCCCGGATCCAAAGCCAAATTATTTGACTTGGTGGAGCGCCATGTCCGTCAAGCAGAAGACCATTTACGATCTCGGTGAGAAAATTGCCTCGATTACAAAAGCGACTAAATTCTACCCATGAAAATGCCAACCGGTGGTCTTGCGACCTGGGGGCTCAGTGACCCAAACCCACTGCCGGCTGGCAAATCCTATATGGGCGTCCTGCCGGCAAACGTCAAATCCTCGGCTGCCCTCAACGCTTCAGCATCTTCAGGGGAGGCCGCTTCGGCTTCTCCTGCGCCGGCCGGCGGTAGGCCGCCCGGCCGGCTCCCGTGATGCGCCGGCAGTTTAGCGGCTACGGTGCATCGGCCACGAATGTTTGCCGCCGCAGGACGATCCCGCGGGTGCAGGCCGGGCAGCGGAATGAGAACTCGTCTGCGAGCGATGGCGCGTGCTGATAGATCTCAGTTCCGCAACGCGGGCAGTTTCCCTGCCAGAGCCCGACGAGTTGCGGCGGCACCCTTCCCGGCACGAACGCGAAGCCGATCAAGACCAGGACGATCGTCGCCGGCCAGAGGCCGAACAGCAAGACCATAAGGCCGGAGCCGAAGAATAGGCAGGCGAGTGGGATGCGAATGGCATTCCCGATCAGGCGCCCAACTGGCTTTGCGGGAACGACCTTATTTTCGGGCTGCCGCAACGCAAGATCAGGGCGGTAGCTAGCGGGCTGTGCGGGCGGTTGAGCCATCGTCGTTTCCTGGGGCTGGACGGGCTTCTGCCCGCCATCCCGCCAGGATCCACTACGCCTCCAGGTATCGGCAAGGCCTGGAAACTACCTTGCCCACAGGCGCCGAGAGGCGGATCAGATCGGTATCGCATCTGTCTGGGCGGGCACCTCGGGAGCCGGCTGGTCCGCAGGCACGGGTGGCTCGGCGGCCTTGCGCCGCCGGCCTGTGCCCTTGCCGAACACCGGGATCTCTTGTCCCGGCTCCGGCAATGGCAAGAGACAGGTGAAACGGGTGCGGGTGCGGGGTTGCTTCGTCATGGCGCCTACTTGCCGAGGATCTTGGACAATTCCTTGGCGATTTCCGCCTCCAGGTCGTGGCTGACGACCTGGTTGAAGGCGTCGAGGCTGGCGCCGGTCACCATCTCCTTCGGGATGAACACCCCGGACTTCACCTTGCGCATGTGCCCCCGCCATTTTCCGCCGTCCGTGTTGGTGAAGACGTGGCCCCCGAGCTTCTTGACCGCGTGCCGGCCGCCCTGCGGGCCGGCGCGCCGGAAACCGCCCGAGACGTGGACGTGATGCCCCTTCACGGTGGCGTCGGCCCCGCCGCGGGCCTCCCGGGGATGGAAGAACTTGAGCGAGATGTTGCCGCCCCGGCTGTAGGTCTCGGCCCGGAGCTTCCCGGGTGAGGCCCGCCGGGTCTTGATCGCCTTCGTGATGGTGTAGCGGGTGAGCCCGGTCTGCTCCGGCAGGCGGTCCACGACCCGCTGCTTGACCCGGGTGCTCACCCTGTTGAGCACCATGGCGGTGATCGACGGCATCTTCTCGCCGGCAACCTCGAGCCGGCGGAGGGCTGCCTGGATCGCGGATGCATCTACGCTGATCTTGAACATGGCGGCCTCCTATACGAATTCGCCATTCACTCGTGCACTTGGCATCGTCACGCCGAGGTCAGATCTCATCGGGCCCCTCGTGGAAGCCTGCATATTCCGGGTGCGGGCCTGAAGACCGGGGGATGCCGACACCTCAACCGTGTGGTGGGTCCGTACGCTCATCTCGGCCATTCGGTTGGCGGCAGCCTCCATCCGGTCGGCCGCGCCGTTCATGCTCCCGCCGCGAGCGGCCGCGGGGAGCGGCGTGCTGATGGCCTGCGCCATCTGCGAAGCGCCGCTCGACGCCGCCGCCTTGGCGGCGCTCGCGGCCGCTGCGACCCCGCTGGTATCGAACCGCACCGGCACCGTGACCCCGGCGCCGAACACGGCCTGGATCGACGCGAAGGTCTGGGTCGCCGAGCCGATGACCTCGGACCGCTTCCCCTCTATGCCCTGGCGCATCCCCTCGCCAGCCTTCGTGCCGGCCTCCTGGCCGGCCTTGGCCGCGCCCTCGGCGATCCCGTCGAGCCCGAAGGCCTTGAGCCCGGTCGTCCCGATCCCGGGTGAGGCGTTGCCGGGCTGGAGCGTCATGCTCGGCGCCGTCGGGATCGCGGCCGGGGCCGGTGGGGGGGACGACTGGCTCAAGGGCCTGTCGTCCGCGTCGAGGCCGTTGCGGATCTGGCGCAGGCTGCGGGGCCGCTGCGACGGCATCGGCGGGCCGTAGACCTCGCCCCCCTTGCCCGGGATGGCGTTCCCGAGCGGCGAGAACCGGGCGCCGGGCCGGGCGGTAGGCATCCAGGCGTCGACCGCTTCCAGCCCCTTCCAGCCGGCATACCCGATGGCGCCGGCCACCCCCATGAAGGTGAGCGCCCCGCCGATCGTCGCCCGCGGCGGCGTGCCGGGCTTCGCGCCCGGGCCGCCGCCTGGCACTGCCGCGACGTTGTTCCCGCCCGGGCCGCCGGGGATGCCGCCTGCGCCGAGGCGGGCGGCAGCCGCCTCAAGGGCGGCTGCCGCTCCGGTGAGCTTCGCGGCCGAGCCGTCCAGCGCGACGGAGGCGCCACCACCACCGAGTAGGGCAGAGGTGAGCTTGTAGGCGCCGGCCGCACCCCCCGCCATCGCCGCGCCGCCGGCCGCGAGGGAGAGCACCTGCTGCTGCGTCTTCGAGAGGTTCGAGAACAGGTCGGTGCCCTTGGCGATCCCGTCCGCCGCGAACCGAATCAACCCCTCGTTGGCCTGGCCGACGTTGAGCACCAGCGTCTCGAACGACCCCTTCAGGTTGTCGAGCGAGCCCCCGAGGCCCTGCGTCATGTAGAGCGACTTCTTCTCGGCGAACTTGGGGTCCGCCTCGACGTGCTTCAGTTCCTCATAGTCCTGATTGAACTGATCCATCTTCGACGAGATCATGCCGGCTTTGCCGCCATGTTTATCCGTGAAGTAGGCGTTGCGCAGGGCCGCGGTCATCTTTGGGTTGGATAGGATGGCGCGGAGCAGGCCTTCCGAATCGACGCTCTCGACGGACAGCTTGTGGAAGTCGCCGACCATCTTGGCGATCTTGGCCGAGTCCTGCGCGGTGACCTTGCCCTTTTTACCCTTGCGGTAGCTCTCCGCGATGATGGGCGAAACCTGCTTGGTGAACTCGTCGCGGTCCCCGACGACCTCGCCGTTATCGAGCAAGTCGCCCAGGCGGGATCGTTGGCTGTCGCTGAACCCCTTGCCGAACCGGCGCTTCGAGAAGGCTTCGAGGTTGCCGGTGCTGAGGCCGCCCGGCATGCGGGTGAAGTCGTTGTAACGGATGCCTGCCGCCGTCAGGGCGTCGAGGCCCTTCGAGGTGGGGGCGACGAGCTTCGAGGCGGCAGCCCGGGCGAACACGCCGAGCTCGTCGCCGCGCAGGCCGGCGCGGCGCCCACCGGCGCCGAGCGCGCCTAGCGTGGTATCGGAGAGCCCGACCTGCGTGCCGGTGGGGAAGCCGAACTTGATGTAGGCCTGCGCGTCCTCGTCGGACATGCCCCCGAGCTTCGCCATCTTGACGATGAGGTTCGTGCCGCGCTGCGCCTCCTTGAAGGCTTTCTCGGGCGTCGAGATGTCCTTGTTCGTGTTCTGCAAGAAAGACCGGATGCCCTCGGACGATCGGGTCATGTCGCTTTGCATGATGACCGCGTAGTGCCGGGCCTGGTCAACGATCGAGGCGCCGACCTCCGCCTTCATCTTCGGGTCCTTGAACGGAAGACCCTGCATGGTGCCGGTCTGTGCGTGCACCACATCTTCGTTCGAGAACTTCGTCTCCTGACCGATCCGCTTGGCCTGCGGGGTGAGGATGCGCGCCTGATCCTGCTCCGTCACGTCGGTGGCGACGACCTGGTATCGCTGCGCATAGTCCATCGAGCCGGCGGCGTTGATCGCCTGCATGCCGATCTCTTTGCCGCGGTGCGCGGCCACCACCGCAGCGCCGGACGCGATGGTGCCGATCGCGTCGCGCCGCCGCTGGCGGCGGGCCGCGGCCTGCTCCGACACGCGGGCGCCGTGCTCCTCGGCCGCCATCTGCCGCTTGATCGCGGCGGTGCCGGCATCGATCGCGCCCACCAGCTTGCGCTCATGCGCGGCGAGGTTCGAGAGGTCGGCGCCGAGGGCGGCGGCGGCGCTCTCGGCCTGGTGCATCACGCTCGCCTGCGCCGAGATGGCGGCGTTGACCCGGCGCACGTCGCCCTCGGCCTTGCGGTATGCGGCGCCGGCCTCGCGGAGGGCCTTGTTCGTCTCGGTGATCTGCCGGGCCTGATCCGAGCCCTTCGGCGCCTTCACCCCGTCGAACGCAGCCTTCGCCCGCTTCGCCTCGTCGTAGGCCTTGGCGCTCGCCGCGAGGGCAGCGTTGGTGCGCTTCAGGTCGTCGTTCAGCGCGCCGTACCCGGCGCGCGCCTTCATGGCGGTTGCGACCGCGTTCGCGGCCTTCTGCTGTTCGAGCAACGAGCGCGTCAGCTTGTCGACCTGCGAAGAAATCTTGGTCGCCTCACCCATCTGTCGAAAGGCGTTGACGACCTGACGGACAGCGGCGCTCGCCCCCGTGTCTTGGCCCGAGATGATGAGTTTGGCTTCGACGGAAGTGGACATGCGCCCTCTGCTTTATCGCTTCTTCTTCTCGGACCGCTTTACGGCCCGATTGTACCACCAAGCCATTTCGCTGATCGTCATCCGACCAATAGCGTCAGGCGCGATGCCGAGATCGAAGTGAAGAGCTTCGGCTACGTCGTCGATCCAGCCTTCACGTTCGGATCGACGCGGCGGAAAAAACTCATGATGGCATCACGCACCTTGAAGGTGTCCTCCAGCCCGAGAAGCGTCAGGTTGATCGGGTCGCCGGGCTTGTCGCCCTCGGCGATGAGGCGTTCCGCATACTGGCGGATGTTGTCGTGCAGCGGCGTGATGACGTTCCAGCCGTCGCCCCGCGGGGTCCAGACGTAACATTCGCCCACGGCCATGACGTCGGACCACCGCGGTTCGCGGAATTCGAGCTGGCGGATGACGGTGTGGCCGGTGAGCGGCCTGCTCAACTCGATGATGATGTTCGGCATCGATCTTCCTTTTCAGTGGGTCGACGGGAGGGCCGCGGCGATGATTTCGCCCGCGGCCCGCATCGCGTCGGTGTGGTCCGCGGTGGTCTCGCGCAGGTCTTCGATGGCTTCGAGTGCGGCCGGCGATCCGACCGCGTGAAGAGCGGCGACGAGCCGGGCCGGACGCTCGGCCGGGTCATCCTCGATCGGATGGGCGGCGAGGGTCGATATGGCGTGCGAGAGGACCACCAGCACCGCCATGCGGTCGGTCGCGCTCTCGGGCGCCAGCATCCCGCCGCCCTCGTCGAGGTGGAAGACCGTCGTGCCACCGGCGACGATCGTGATGGACACGGGGACCGCGCTCGTGGGCGCGGCCCCGATCGGCGCCGGCTCGGTGATGTTCAGCATGCGATGTCCTCCAGGGTGCGGGGCCGGCGGGCGTCAGCGCTCGCCGGTCGAGCCGTTGAGGGCACGGCCGCCGCGCTCGCCGCGCTCCTGCGCGGCGGCGAGCGGATCGGGGCCCGGCCGGGCGCTCTCACTCGGATCGAACACGTCCATGAGTTCGAGCTCGGTCTTGATCGTCGGGTTGGGATCACGGCGGGCCGCCGCGGCGCCTTGGATCGCCAGCCTCTCGGCAGCGTCCAGGACCCATTCGGGCTTCTGGCCCTGCGACAGCGGTTTCCAGTGCGGCGCGTCCCGGGCAGTGAGGCCGGGGAGGCTGACGGTCTCGGCGAGATCGCTGACGAACAACCGGTCGGCTTCCTCGTACATCCGCTCTGTGAACTTCCGCTGGACGACGTATTCGATCTGGCTTGTGCTCCACCGCACGAAACCATGGCCCGCGGGGTCGGTCTCGACACGCGACTGGTCGAGATTGCCGGGCATCCGCTCTCCTTCGCGGCACCACAGGTGCACCGTCCGTTCGCTGACCAGCGCACGTTCCCGGCCCACGTTCCGGACCGACGCCTCGACGGGCAGGAGCTTCGGGGCACCCTCCGGAAGGTCCGCATTCACTGCCGCCACCGCCGCTTCGGCGCTCGCCACGGTCGCGATGATCTTGGCGATGTCGCTCGCGGCGGCAGGGTAGAGCGTCGACAGGATCTCCCGCGCCTCGTCGGCCTGGCTCACGGCCGCGTCGTAGGCGGCACGCTTCCGGGTCTCCGCCTCGCGCACCTCGGCGACAGCTTGCTTCTCCCCAAGGGCGTCGCGGACCGCCTTGGCGCGGTCCACGCGCAGGCGGGCATCAGTGCGGGCGGCGTCGAGGCGCTGGAGCCCCGCGTCGTCGACCTGCAGCAGCCCGTCACGGTAGGCAACGTCAGCCGCCTCCTGAGCCGCCGCAGCGGCGGCCACCTCGGCGTCGGCCTGGGCGAGCGATGTCACGAGATCAGCGGAGGTTACATCTTCCCGCGCCACTACTCCGAGAAGGCTTTTGATCAGCTTCAACATGCGATGACTTCCTTAAAGGCGACGCCCCGGGCTGATGGCGTTCGGAGGCAACTTGGCGTTCATTTCGGCGGCGATCTCGTCCCACGACACAGCGCCCCCCTGCGGCGCATGACGCTGCGACTGCGACGGCGCCCCGTAGGACGGATGGTTGTTCGTCATGTCGGCGGCAGTGCTGCCGTAGGGCTGGCCGGACCGGGCGGCTTTGAACCCCTCGGCATAGCCGCGATCGAAGCTGGCGACCTTCGCGCGGTCGAGATCGGCAGAAGTAATGGTCATCGTATTCATCCTATCGTCTGAGCTTGCTACGGGCTTCCCAGTCTTCGAGAAGCAACATGAGATCAGATTAGGATGGCGCCGGGGGGATGCGGCAGTCGGGTTTTCAGGGGTTTTGGGGGTGTTTCGGGGTATCTAGGCCGGCCGGGGACTGATTCCGGACGTAGCGGCGCCAACGCCCCAAGGCGACCTCCCATCGCGCTCGCGGATTGCCTCCCGCCTGCCAGCCGAGGGGGGTATCGGGGTGGGCCTCGTTCCACTTCCGGATGTGGTCGAGCACACGTTCCGGATGCCATCCCGTATCGCGGGCTGCCTCTTTTAAGGACACCACGGGCCCCTCAACCGCAGCTTCAAGGACGCTTGAACGGGCTACGCGGACACCTCGCGCGGCGAGTTCCGCCGCGGTGAGATCCGCGAGCCGGGTCAGCACCTCGTAATCGCGGAGCAGGTCCGCGGTGCTGCGCTCGCCGGTCCCGTGCACTACCGCCTCCCGTGAAGGCGTCCCGCCCGTGACGCCATGCGGTCGGCGAGGCTGTCGCGTAGGCTCGCGGCGGCCTTCTCCCGTGCGGCGGGCGTCGAGGGGGGCGGCATCTGCTCGGGATCGGGCGTGCCGTCCGCGGCCCGCGCCGCCAGGGGCGGCGGGGCGCCCGGGTCCCACTCTCGAGACGCACTCTCGGCGATGCGTTCGACATTGAGGAGCCGGCCGGCCACGGCGCACAACGTCTCGGCATCAAAGTAATGGTTATCGGTGGACAGCGGCGTCCATACCGGCTTCCCGCCGATGATCTCGCGCACCTCAGACACCATCTGGCGGCAATAGTCTTCGGACACGTCGAGCGGGACACCGAAGGCACCCCAGCGCGGCGCCTCGGTTGCTATGCGAGAGTGGACCAAACTCTTGAAGTAGTCGGTGTTCACAGTGACCAGTTCGAGCGAATAGCTCGGGCGCTTGCCGTCCGCCCGCACCTCGTGCGGCTTGACGATCACCGGCACGGATTGCGTCTGCCGGCCCTTCGTCGGCTTGGCGATCCAGTTCCAGCGCCGGCAGAACTCATAGACCCGATGCTCGTCCCCGGCGTCGATCTTGCCCGGCCGATAGCCCGAATCGATGAGAGCGAGGCTGACCGGAAGCCCGCCGTGCTGGGTGGTCAGCACGTTGGCGAGCGCGTCCCATACCTCGTCCGAATCGGTCGGGCCGTGCAGCTGCTCGGCCGAGACGAGCCAGGACGATCCCCGGGCGCCGAAGCCGCGGAGGACGACGTAGAGGGACAACTTCTGCACGTCGATCCCGGCGACAAGCGTCGTCGCCTCCCGGGGCACCTCGCCCATCTTGTAGGGCTGGATGCAGGCGCGGACCGTCTCCCACTTCGGCGCGTTGAGCGGCCCGGCCGCGTAGACCTCGCCGAACCCGCCATTCATCACGGCCTGCACCCGGTCGTGCTGACCCGAGGTCCTGGCGGCGGTGAGTTCGGCCGCGCGGTCGGCGAAGGTGGCGAAGGGCGAGCACAGGCCGGAGGCCCAGAAGCTCAACGTCTCGTTCGGCGCCGGCTCCCCGGTCACTGTGCCGTCCGCCTCGATTAGCTGGCCGGGCGCCACCATCACGCCCCGGGCGTTCAGCCCCGCCTTCTCGGTTTCGTCGATCGCGCACCCGCAGCGCGGGCAGGCGAAGAAGGCGAGCGCCCGCGCCTCGGCGGGCGTCGCCGGGCGCTTCGACGCCCGCTTGCCCTCGCGCACCTCGACGTCCGGGATCTTGAGGCACGAGGCGCGCGGGATGAACCATTCGGTGCAGTGCGGGCACTGCCAGGCGAAGTGATGCCGGGTCCCCTCGAGGAAGCCGCGCCAGATCACGGAGGCGATCTTCTGCGGCTCCCTCGATGTCCAGAATTCGAGCCCCGACACGGGATCGACCTCGGTCTCGGGCCGGCCCTCGGAAGGGGTCGAGACGATGGCGTGCACGAAGTCGGCAAAGGTCTCGCCCCGCTTGTCGATCAGCGACAGCGGATCGCCCTGGCCCTTGACGTTCGCCATCAGCTCGTCGGCCTCGTCGGTGAGGGCGAGGGCGAACGGGTCGGACTTGAGCGCCGTCGACGATCCGGCGTGCGCGAGGATGAGCGGCACGCCCGCGATCACCTTGCGGGTCTTGGTCATCCGCTTGCCGCGGGCGACCTTCGCGGCGAGCGTCGGCGCCTCGTCGAGGAGCGCCATTACGCGCGGCTCCCACCGCTCCGTCACGAACTGCTTGACGGGGCCCACGTAGAGGATCGGGGCAGGCGCCTGGTCGAGGCGCTGGCCGATCACGTCGAGCAGGGTCTCGCTCTTCCCGATCTGAGCCGCGCACGCCATCAGGACGCGCCGGTATCGCCGGCTGGCGATCCCGCGGCCGAAGGGGATCATGAAGGGCGTCAGGTAGGGGTCCCGGGGACCTGGCATGCCGGAGGACGGCGGATAGACGCGGTTCGCCGCGCCCCACTGATCCGGCGTCGTCCGGCGCGGCTGCGGGCAGAGGCCGGCGGCGCGCGCGAACAGCGCGGCGGCCCGGCTCGGGACCAGGCGGCGGCTCATGTGGCGGGCTTCCTCTTGCTCGGGCGACGGGTGGGCTTCGGCTTGGGAGCCGCCACGGCAGCCGCGGGCTCGTCGGGATCGGGCGGGGCGGCGGCCTCGCCGCCCGCCCTCAACTCGGACGCGCGCCGGGCGAACTGCGCGCCGAGCCGGTCGAAGATGTTGGCGATCTCGCCCTCGATGGTTTCGCGGAGCGCCAGGTCCCGGGTGACCCGCGGCGGCAGGCCGGCGAAGGCGGTCTTCGCCGTCGCCACGATCTCGTCGACCACCGCCAGGGCCTCGGCGGTCTCGATCAGCCGGTGCTCTTCCCGGGCCGTCCGCATCTCGACCTGTTTGGCCTTCGCGGACTGGTGCCGTTCGGCCGCGCCGCCGGTCCGGGCGGCCGTGTTGGCGTGCTCCTGGGCGACCCGGTGCGTGATGAAGGCAGGGACGCAGACGAGGGCGTTCCACTGGCCGTGCGTTTCGCTCGCGAAGACGCCCTCCTGTTGAAGCTGCTGCACCCGGCGCGGGCTGATCCCGCAGAGGGTGGCGAGGGTCGTGGTGGGCACGGTGAGGGGTGCGGCGGACATGCCGAAAGGACCTCCGGGCAGGGGGTGGGGACGAAACCGCCGTCGCCGATCGCGAGGCGGACACAGGGAGGGATTTCGCGCCTGATCCAGCCGCATGGCCTTGCCGGGGGCGGACGGTCCCTAGATGCCCCATGGTCACGCGCCCTAACGTCAGGGGTCGGCGAGGCGTGGGGAGGGTGCAGGAG